TGTAGTTACAACTGGTGGTTCAGCAATTAAAGCAGTAAAGGTATTACGTGACTTAGGATATGAAGTTAATCGTGTTGTCTCAATTGTAGATAGACAAGAAGGGGGTAGAGATGCTATGATAGATGCAGGATTAGAATTATGCAGTTTATTCACTATCGAGGACTTTAAATGATTTTAGTTTTTATTATAGTAGGATTACTATTTTTTATTATGGGGTATGGATTGTACCTTACAATAGGACCAGGTAAAACAGAATTACGTGATCCTATTGACGAACATGCTAAAATGCATGAGTTAGGCATTGCACATGGACATGGAGGAAACAAAGGTGCATATGAAATGTCTGGTAAACTAAACCATAACCATGATGAAAAAACTACTTAACATACTTAAAAAGTGGTGTGATTTATCTCATGATCAACCTTGGAAAAAACATGAAAACATTAACGAAAAAACAAAGACATCAAGTTAAATCCAGATGGTATTATATTTTCTGGGGTGCTGCAACTGTATCAGTATTTGCTGGACAGATGTATGTTGGTTCTGGATACCGTCAGATGGCAGAAAGTTTTAATACTGTTTTAGAAACTATTGTTATTGAAGTTGAAAAGGGATTTTATAATGACCCACTCCAAAAATTCTATTAAGTCTTTAAAAACACCTTTAAGATATCCTGGTGGCAAGTCTCGTGCTTGTACCAAGATGGATCAATATTTTCCTGACCTGAGAAATTACACAGAATTTTGTGAACCTTTCTTGGGTGGTGGAAGTGTAGCACTTCATGTAACTAAAAAGTATCCTCATCTTAAAATCACAGTTAATGATCTTTATGAACCACTAATTAATTTCTGGGTTCAATTACAAACATTTGGTGATGAATTAACAGAGAAGATATCTAATTACAAATCAACTCATCCTGATCCAGAAACTGCAAAAGAATTATTTTTAGAATCAAAAGAAGCAATTAATAATAAAAGTTTAGATTGTATAGAAAGAGCAGCAGCATTTTATATTGTAAACAAGTGTAGTTTTTCAGGACTTACTGAGTCATCTTCATTTTCTAAACAAGCATCTATTTCTAATTTTTCTATGAGAGGAATAGAAAAGTTACCTGGTTATTCTGAATTAATATCTCATTGGCATATTAATCAATATTCTTATGAGCACTTGATGGAGAATAAAATTCATGATGGAATGTTTATGTACTTAGATCCTCCATATGATATTAAGGATAATCTTTATGGTAGGAAGGGATCAATGCATAAAGGATTTGATCACGACAAGTTTGCGGCAGATTGTGATAAGTATGATGTTCCTATGCTTATCAGTTATAATTCAGATCAATTAGTTAAGGAAAGATTTAGTGATTGGCACGGTAGGTGGAATGTTGCTGAATTTGATTTAACTTATACTATGAGATCTGTTGGTGAGTATATGAGGGAACAAAAAGAAAGAAAGGAATTGTTGCTATTTAATTACAATGTAGGACCGAAACTTAAGTTATCCTTTGATGGATGTTATAAATATGACAAACTAAAGAAAGAAGGTCTTGCTCCATGACTGATGATCATATAAACGATCTATGGGAAGACATGGATCGACTCAATATGTTATATGAGGAGTTGTGTTGGTCTCATGATGATGTTTTAGAGTTTGTTCCAGATTATAATAATGATAGAATTATAATCAAGAATAGATCTAAAGAAGATGAAAAAAGAATGGAGAAAGAAGAGTGAACGTAGTTTGTTATTCTTATAAAAAAAATAAACATGATCATATAAATGATCATGAGTTAAAACGCTTTGACCATAGTATTCGTTCACTAAGAGAATTTAATAATGAAATACCTGTTTATCTGTTTTGTGATGACACTACTCTTATTCCCCCTTATTTCTGTCTTACTTACAACGTAAAGGTTTTACCTTTTGAAGATGGGTTTGATCATAATATGCTTAGTGCATGGTCGATTCATAGATGGTACAACCTTAAACATTTTAAGGATCAGTCCTATAATATTCTTTATCTGGATTCTGATACTATTTTTTATGATGATGTTCAATACATCTTTGATACTTATTCTCGGTACGATGTTTATGGTAGAGAAGAATTTGGATTTAGACACGACCCTAATACTGGGGGTGGTAAAGGTATAAGAGAATCATTAAGTAAAGTTGATAAAGCAATTTATGCTCTTGGTGGTAAGGAAGAAGTTTATAAGTATTGCTGCGGTGTGATCTTGCTTAATAATAATATTCATACTAAGATTGTAGATAGGTTAGATGAACTGACAGAGTTGATGACCATCTTTAAAAATGGTGCTCAACTTATGCCTATTCCAAATTCACGTATTGTTGATCAGTATGCTGTTTGGATTCTATTAAGTCGTCTTTCATCTACAGGTGGTATGTTTGGTATACAGGATGTTACAATGGGGTATATTGAGGAGAAACATAAAGAGTTCTTTAATCCTGTTATATTACACTATACTACTAAAGGAGAGCAGAAGTTAGCCCAATCTGATGAGAAGTTTAATAACTTATTGAGAGATGTTGATGAACTTGGTGAGGAGATTGATCCCTATTCTGTACTATGACTGAAGAAGAATTAGAAAAAGAAAGATGGATTGATGATGACTGTGCAGTTGTCAGTCAATACTATACTGCAAGAAGGATGTATCCTAATATGCCTTTTTATCTTCAAGATGAAAAAGGAGAGACTTTTGTATTTGGATTAGATTTGATTTATCAATATCTTGGAAACATAAATCATTATCCTGATTGGTGATGAATGTAGAGAAAATAATATTTTTATCACTTATATTTCTTGAAGAGTTTGTTAAAAGAACTTTAATTGGTGTATACTATATGTGGCAGAAATTTGATTATTGGAACTTCAATAGGAAACTACCAAAATGACACAACTTAAAGACTGGTTAAATTCCATTAACTTCAATAAGAATAATCTTATTGAAGAAGATTCTTCAATATCAAAAGAGTATCAACCATATATTATTAATCGTTGTTTGTCAGGACATCTTGATTGTATTATGTTTGCTAATGAAATGAACAAGTATCCTAATCTTGATAAGGATATGCAATATTCTTTTTATCTAAATACACTTAGGAAAAAGAAGAGATTCAGTCCCTGGCTCCGTAAGGATAA